GACAGTCCACCCCGGAAGCTCATGGCCCCGAGCAGCGGCAGGACAGCGATGTCCCCGGCCGAGACCCGCCCGCCGGCAGGGCGCGCCGCCGCGGCGCGGTGTTCCTCCGCGACGAAGCGGAGATCCCCCGCGCCGAGTTTCAGACCGCGCGCGAGCCGCACGTAGGCACGAAGGTGCCCGAGGTTCATCATCCACACGCGTGAAGTGGCGAACATCTCCAAGTCGCGATACGGTATCCGCTCGGTCATCTCACACCCCCACAGTCAAGGCCAGGAGCTCGGTCGTGGCCATTGCCTCCAGCCCCTCGATTTCGGCCACGCCGCCGGCCAGCCTCTGGCGCTGCGCCAAGCAGTAGCCCTCCGCGATGTCCCATGGGACCCTCATCCGCTCCGAGACGACCCGGGCATGCTGGTCATAGAACTCCTGCAGCCAGGCCTTCCAGCCCTTCGGATCGCTGGCGAACCGACGGGCAGCGCCGAGCTGGCGCCCCGAGCCGGCGATGGCCGCTACCTCCTTCCGCGCCACGCTAACGGCCACGCCGCGCACGATCTCGCGCATTCGCGCCACCCGCGAGGCCTGGCCGTCGGGCGGCTCCTCGGCGTTCTCCTCGCCGTCCTCTCCGCCGCCACCATCCGCCGGCGAAGCCGGAGGCCGGCGCTGGTTCGCCTGCGGGTCTGTCTCCTCCCCGGCGATCCCCAGGTTGAGCGGCTCGAAGAACTGGTCCAGCTCCGGCGGGCCAGGGTTGTCGCCCTCGATCTCGCGGACCTCGTTCCGGCTCTTCCAGCCCGTCATCACCGCCACGCGGTGGGCGTCATATCGGGTCTTGATGTCGCCCCGGAGCAGGCCCTCCAGAACGAAGTCGGCGTAGGAGTCCTCCCCCGTCACGACGGACCGCGTGAGCTCGGCCCGAATGTTGTCGGTCAAGGGCATCACGCCCGTCTGCACGAAAACCTCGCGCATCTGCTGAGCCGAGGCGTAGGTGGCGGTCTTGTCCGGGTAGCCGCAGAGCAGGCCAGGCACGCCCAGGAAACGCGGACCCAGCTCGGCCGTGGAGAAGTCGCGGGACTCGAGCCATTGCGAGTCGCGGTTCGTGGCCGTCATCTGCTGGAACTTCCACCCGCCCTCGAGCAGCGGCACGCCGCCCGATCCGCGGTGTCCGCCGTATGCCCGATTCCATGCCGCCTCGTTCTTCTCGCGCGTCTCGGGGTTCGTGACGTTGTCCGAGCTCAGGATCCCGGAGAGGATCGCTCCGCGTTTCATGAACATGGAGCCGTGCTTTTCGGCCGCCAACGCCAGCCCCATGGCGTTCCGCGCGAAGCTCGTGAGCGGCACGCCCACCTTCCCGTCACGACTGAATCCGCGGACGTGGAGCATCTCGTCTTGTAGAATCGACACGGGCCGACCGAAGACTCCACGCGAGTCGCGAAACTTCGTCTCGTAGACGAGGCGCCCGTCTCCGAGCTGGTCAATGACCCGCGTCACGTTGGGATCTGGATCCAGCGGAACGAGTGCGGACACCCCGCCGATGCCTGGGAGGATCTGCGCGTAGAAGTTACCCCAGAGGATCATGCGGGACACCATGAGGTGCCGGAACTGGAAGCTGGTCATCCACGAGTTGGGCTCGTCGTGAAGGAGCCGATACTGTGGATGGGAGTTGTCGCGCGCCTTGGTCGACTCGTCTTCGCGGCGGTAGATCACGAGCGGGACAGTAGCCACGGCATGGGCAAGCACGTTCACCGCACGGAAGACGACGCCGATCGTCAGGGCGGTCTCCGGAGTGATGAGGATCCCGGCGTCTGACCGCGTCCCGAGGCCCTCAAAGAAGCTCGTCGACAAGGGCACGCGGCGGAAGTCGACGCCCGCACTCACGCGCGGAGAATAGAGCGTTCCCAACATCACCCACCCCCCCGCATCTTGCGAGCCTCAGCCCAGAGGTAGAAGCTCGCGAACGGAAGTCCAGCACAGAGGCAGGCAGCTGGCCAGCCAGCGAAACCCCACGCCCCGGCCGCCACGAGACCGATCCCGGCCAATCCGATGATCGTCTCCAGCCCCATCAGACGAGCCCCATGTCCTCGAGCCATTCCCTCTCCTCGGGATCCTCTTCGCCATCATCATGCCCGCCGATCACGCTGATCCTGGGCTCTTCTGCTTGCTTGCCGGCGCCCTCCGCGAGACCGTCAAGCCGACACTGCCAGCTCAGGATGGCGGCCATGGCCGCGTCGATCTTGAGCGGCGACATCGCCCGCTCTTTCGTGATGACCCACATCGGCGACCCAGTCTCATCCCGTCGCGAGATCGACCTCCGGTAGGCGTTCGCCACGTGGCGAGCCAGATCGAGGTTGCCCGTGTGGCTCAGGGAGCCGTCGGTCATCGCGTTTCGGAAAGCCCGCACGGCGAACGCCATCTTCGGCCAGTGGTTCGTGTACCACTTGACGACGACCTTGTCGCCCCACCTCCCCGCCCAGGCATTGACGATGCTCTCCCAGTAGGGCGGATCACAGTATGCGCGCCAGACATTCCACCGCCTGAAGCACTCCTCAAGGGCGGCCGTCACCTCATCGGCGGGGACCTCCCACCCCTCGGGAACGTTCGGCGGCTTCTCCCAGAGCCCGACAAGCTCCTGCAGGCCCGTCGAGATCTCGGTGGCCACCAGCGCCGAGGCGTCGTCCGTCCGCCCGCCATCGAAGCCGAGCCCGACCACGGCGCCGTCCGGGATCGTCGCCGACGAGGCCCGTGAAGCCCACAGTGTGGCATCGAAGGCCTTGTCCGTCGGGCGCACAATCTGATTGAGCCACAGGCGGCACCGCGTGGCATGGTCGATGTTCGGGTCATCGAACTGGGCGCAGATCGCGTCGATGTCCGACCACTCGGCGCAGATCTCGCCCGAGGCCTCGACTACGGCCGCACGCAGGCCCTCCGGCGTGCCGATCTCCGCGTCATCCGGCGCCTGGCGGTGGGAGAAGAACAGCGTCGAGTCCCTCACTCGTCCATCGGCCACGGCCTGGGCATGCTCCATCGTGGCCTCGGCGATCGACCCCTCACCCGGAGCATAGGCCGTCGTCACCTCGAGCGACCAGGCGTCACCCGCCTTCCGCTTCGGGATGTTGGCCATCATCGTCTGGTAGGCGCGCTTGAGTCGCGGCGTCGTCCAGCGGTGGGTCTCCTCGAAGACCTGGAAGGTAGTCCGCGCACCGTCTCGGGCGCTAGGCTCGGCCGCCAGGGCCTCGGCTCGGCCGCTCCCGTCGCGCCGCATGATCCGCTCAAGGCCGATATCGAAGTCCTTCGCGACCTTCGACCGTTCGAGAATCGCTTTCAGCGCCCCGTAGATGGTGGTCTCCCCCTGCTCCTCGGTGTACGCCACGAGTGGGATGTACGGGTCGCGCACGGAGCCGCCCCTCGGCTGGCCGTTCTTGTACCACCCGACGCAGCGGACGGGAGAGCGCGGATGGAGCTCGGCCGCAGCGATCCAGGCCGCGAACTCCGTCTTGGCGCGACCCTTCCTGCGACTCAACCCGCCACGCTTGAAACGACGTCGGCCGACTCGGTCGTGGCCCTCCGGGAAGACCTGGTAGAGGCGGCACAGGATCGCGAGCCACTCGTCGTCGTCCTTCACGGGCTCGCCGAGAAGATCCCCGGGGCCGTGACAGAGGTTGCGCTTGATCCATCGCCAGACCTGCGGGCCGAGGGTGGGCCACTCTGCCTCGTCGAGCGGTGGGACGATCAGGATCACTTGAGCGCCCTCGCTACCTCTCGGAAGTTCACGATCTCCGGCTCCTCCTCCTCGCGTCGCTCGTCCTTCTCGGCCTCCTGCTCGATCTGCCACTGCAGGCGCGCCCGGTCGAGCGGCGTGAGCCCGAAGGCCTGCTGCTGCAGACGGATCTCCCGCGCAATGTCGGCCACGTTGCCGCCCTCGTCGCTCAGGGACCAGAAGAGGTCGACCAGAATCGCCAAGCGCACGAGGCCCTGCCGGTCCACGTTGATGTATTGGTCGTGGACCTCCGAGGTCCAGACGTCGCGCCACCAGGCCATCGTCAAGGGATGCCACGGGAGCACGCCCGTCCCGAGGCAACGCCGGCAGAGCTTCGGCGCCTTCGGCGGGCGGCCGGGCCCCTTCTTGCGCCGGCGCGGGCGGGGCGTCGCGCCGCCACAAGGACAGCGACGCTCGACCAGCTCGGGCACGCGCCCCCGCGCCGCCCGTCGGTGGCCCGTCCAGCGCGTCGCGGAGGTCTTCCGGTTGCGGCGCTGCCGCAGGTGTGAGGGCTTCGGGGCTGGTCCTTTTCCTGCCATTATGAATCCAATTTTCCGGATTTCACGAGCCCCCAGACCCGTACAGACTCCCAGCGTAG